TCCCTTTCTTTTTATAGAGGAAAACAATGGCTTTTAATATTACCGCTATAATGAATGTTGCTCTCGCTTCTGGAGCAGCTACAAAAATATCAAACGATCTTAATAGACAACTATCTAATAAAAAAGTAAGCATTGATTTTAATATGGTTAATGCTGATTCTATTAAAAGGATCAAAGCAGATATTGAAGGCGCTATTACATCTGTAGAAAGTTTTGGTCGTCAAGCTGGTTTAGCAGCAAAAAGATTCGGGGCATTTAGTTTAGCTGCTGGATCAATGATTCAATTAACGAGTGCGATTAAACAGGCGACATCAGAGGCTATAGATTTTGATCGTCAGATGGTTAAGCTTGTTCAAGTTTCTGGTGATAGCGGTTCTGCAATTGAAGGTGTTGTTAATGAAGTAACTAGACTTTCAACTTCTTTAGGTGTATCTAGTAAAGATCTTATTCAAGCTGCCGTTACATTAAAACAAGCCAACTTATCTATTGACGATACAAAAATTGCTTTGGAAGCATTGGCGAAAGCTGCTTTAGCACCAAACTTTGAAAATTTTACAAATACAACCGAAGGCGCTATTGCCATTCTTAATCAGTTTAAGATTGGGGCGAATAATCTTGAGTCAGCTTTAGGCGCTGTTAATGCAGTTGCTGGCGAGTTCGCTGTTGAAGCTGGAGATATCGTAGAAGCAATTCGTAAAACTGGTGGTGCTTTCAAAGCTGCTGGTGGAGACTTAAATGAACTTTTAGGTTTGTTTACATCCGTAAGGCAAACAACTAGAGAAAGCGCAGAAACAATTAGTACAGGCTTGCGTACTATATTTACAAGAATACAGCGTGGGAATACTGTAAACGCCCTTAAAGAATTAGGAATAAATCTTAGATATACCAGAGAAGAAGCTCTAGCTCTTGGAAATGCTAATCTTGAACAACAGTTTGTTGGTCCTTATGAAGCTATTAGAAGACTTTCTAGTGCTTTATCGGCTTTGCCAACTACAGACCCTAAATTTGCACAAGTAGTAGAAGAGTTAGGTGGTTATCGTCAAATTTCTAAAGTTATTCCCCTTATTCAAGAATTTGCCGTTAGTCAAAAAGCTGTTAATGTCGCTATAGCTGGATCTGCCTCATTAACTACGAATGCTGGACAAGCTCAATTAGCTTATGCGATTAAGTTACAAAAATTAAAAGAAGAGTTTAATGCTTTAATTAGATCTATAACTCAATCTACTGGCTTTCAAAAATTATTTGATACTTTTATATCTGGCGCTAGTGCAGCTATTCAATTGGCAGATGCTTTAAAACCATTGGTTCCGCTTATTGGTGCGCTGGCAACAGTTAAGGTAGCAACTGGAATAGGCCAATTTGTTAAAGGTTTTAGTACCGGCATTACAGCAAGTCCAAACCCAAAGATATTTAATCAAAATAGATTTGCTGATGGTGGCGTTGTAAGAATGAAAAGGGGCGGTGTTGTACCAGGAAGTGGATCTGGAGATATTGTTCCTGCATTATTAGAACCAGGCGAATTAGTAATACCGAAGAAATATGCAAAAGGAGGAACTATAGACTTAGAAACATATCAAACAAGTGGAATTCTAACAAATGTAATACAGGTAGCGTTAGGGCAAAGAAAAAATAGTCCTAAATTACAGCGAAAAGAAAACAGTAGTCAATCTTTTATTAAAGGAAAAGCAAATTATATATTCTCTGCAAAAGATAAAAATGGCAAACCTATAAAACAAGAAGTAGAAATTCAAGATAGTAATATACCAACATTTATTTACAATCCAACAGTAAAATATAAAAATAAAAATGTTTTACTTTCAGAAAAAATACAATTAGAAGCAAAAAAAATAATAAAAAATAATGAAAATACCATAAAAATACAATCATTAAAAGATACATATGGAGAACTAAGAGGTCGTGAAATTGCTAAAGCCATATTAAATAAAAGTAATGCATCTCAATTGGAAGGTTATTTATTTGAACATGAAGTAAAAAACACAGAAAAGTTAAAAGATGCTAGCTTAACAGATGCTAATTTTCCAATAGATTTTTCTGGATCTTATAACCAAATCAAACAACTGCCAGGGTTGGAAGACTTAGTAAAAATATCAAATAAAAGAAATTTATTTGTTGAAACAAAACGAAGTGTTGTATCAGGAAATGAAATTCTAGATAAGGAAGTTAACCTTTTTAAAGAGCAGATTAAAAATATACTTTACAAAGACAAACAACCAGAAGAAATTTCTTTTAAAAGAATAAAAGAGAAAAACAAAGCTTCTGGTGGATTTATAGTTCCTGGTAGTGGCAATTCAGATAGTGTGCCAATGGATTTAGACGAAGGTTCTTTTGTAATACGCAAATCTTCTGTTGCTAAAATTGGCGCTGATAATTTAATGAATATGTCTAGAAAAGGATTTGCGAAAGGTGGTAAAGTTCCAGCCATTTTAACTCCAGGCGAATTTGTATTTTCTCCAAGCGCTGCATCATCTATTGGTGGCGCTAATTTAGATAGAATGAATAAATTTGGCAAATTTGCTTTAGGCGGAAGAGTTGGGTTGGCTGAAGGTGGATTCGGAGATAAAAGATATCCTATAATTCCAGAGCAACAAAATTTAATATTTCAAAATAAAAAATTCAACTTAGAAACTCTTGTATCGGCTCAAGTTGGCGGAGATAGAGATGAACAGTTAGAAAAAGCCAAAAAAGTATTAACTGATATAATATATGAACAAATAAGGATGTACGATGTTAATATGAGCAGACAGTCTGCCGAAGCTGCTGCAAGAGGTCTGGCAGAATCAACATTAAAAAAGTTAGCAAAATTAGATGAAAAAATATTATCAACTAAATCAGCATTAGTTACAGCAACAGCTTCTTCTGCATATTTAGACCCATCTTTAGATCCAGCTGTTCAATCTTCTACTGCTAGACTTAAAAAGTTAGAACAAGAAAAAGTTAATTTATCATCCACGCTACAAGCAGAAGCTTTGCCAACAGGCGAACAAATATATAAGTTTTTACCAGCAGAAAAAGTAAAACAAAATACCGGCGGAAGAAGAGGTTCTGAATCTGTAGCAGAAATTTTAGACACAAGGATGACAGAAAGATTAAATAAAATAACACCAGACAGGGAAAACCAACGATTACTTGGTGTTCAAACAAAAACTAGACTATTGGCAGAAGAAGAAAATAAGTTTAAACAACAAGCTGTTCTTGCAATATCTGAACAGTTAAGGATTTTAACAGGTATTAAAGATAAAGAAATTCTTGTAGAAGTTGCTGCACAAAAATATGCACAAGCTATACAAACTAATGCTAATTTTACAGAAAAAAACGGAAGACTTTTGGGTTTACAATCATTAGAGTCCGATATTAAACAAGCTGGTAAAAAAACAATTGAAAATTTAAGAGGTGTTTCTCAGGATTTATCTATTGGCAAAGGTGTGTACGGAAGATTTGCTATTGGTTTTAGAAATATATCAGATTCTGTAATTAGATCTTTTCAAAACTTAAGAGATGAAATAAGAAATGCTGGCGGAGGAATAAAAGGAACAATAGCTGGATTTCGGAATAGTGGTCTTGGAAAAGGTATTATTGGTACAGGTTCTGTACTTGCTACTTTTGGCGCTGATTATTTGCAACAAAGCGCAGGAACAGCTGAAGATGTTGTTTCTGGTAGAAAAAGTTCCACAGCTAATATTATTGGGTCTGGTATAGGTTCTGCTGTTAGTAGTGCTGCAACGACAGCTATACTTGTAAATGCCATACCAGGAATAGGCACATTAGCTTCTGCTGCAATAATAGCAGGAACAGCTGTATTTTCATTTTATAGCGCAACTCAAAAAGCTGCTGAGGAAATAAGGAAATTAGAATTTCAAAAATCAGCAGAAAAAATAAATGAAGCCTTACAAGAGATATCAATTAGTAGAAAGTTTGGAGACAGGGAAAATGTCGCTTTGTCAAAAGCATTAACGGATTTTGGAAGATTAAGAATGGATGCTAGATCAGAAGCTGTTTATCAAGGGCTTACTGGTGCAGCAGCAGAAAAACAAGTTTCTGAAAAATTATCAGAAAAATTCGCTTCTTCATTACAACCTTTAACTCAAATTTTATTGGGAAAAACCGAGCAATTTACAGAAAAAGGTAATTTTAATGCCGAGCAAATATTTAATGTTTTAAAAACCGAGTCTAAGTTTTTTGAATTATTAGGAGCAGCTTCTAGAAAAAGTGGTGATGAGTTAAATAAATTTGCATTTAATTTAGTAAAAGGAAAAGTAGAAGCTGATAAACTGGCTCAAGTCCAAGCGAATGCAGTAGCATCAATTGAAAAATTACAACTCTCATTAGAGTTTTTAGCAAACGCAGTAAATGTTAGTGTTCAAAATTTTGAAAATAGCAGTAAAGCAATAATTAATTTACAAGATGCTATGGATAGAAGATCGTCATTCGCTATTCCAAGCGTTTCTGAAAAATTAAAAATTGGAACATCTCCAGATTTATATAATAAAGAAATAAATAAAACATTTTCTGTTTTGGGAAGTGTTGGAGATGAATCAAAGAAAAATGCAATAAATTTAAATAAATTATACGCAGCACTACCAGCAGCTTTAGCAGTAGCAAAAGAAAATGCTGTTGGTCCAGAAGCAGATGTTTTTAAAAATGTTAAAGAAATTTTAAAAGCACAGTCAATTGATTTAGAAAAAGAATTTAAAGATTTTGCCCCTAATATAGAAGAAACAATTAATCAAAGCAGACAGTCTTTAACTAGAGGAAGTAAAAACTTTGATCCGTTTGCTCTTACAAAAAAGTCATTAGATGTATATGCAAATCAAATTAATTCTTCTGCACAATCTTTAAATAGCGCTATTAACTCAGTAGGTCAAGAGTATATTAATGGATTAAAAAGAATATCTGAACAACAACAAAGATATTTTAATGAATTAAATGTATATAATCAAAAAGTTCTTGCAACAAAAAGGGTAGAAGCAGAAACAAAAGCTGCTGAAACAGGAAAACCAATAAGTGAATTCTTAAAAAAAGAAGATATAATAAAACCTTTTGTAGAACAACAAAAAGGATTATTGCCAGGACTTGTTGCTCAAAATGCAGATGTTTTAGATCCACAAACAATATTTGACGAGTTAAAAACTGCTCAAGCAGGATTGAAAAGAACAAGTGATTTATTAACAATTGGTTTTTCAGATCTTGCTAACGAAGATGAAAACGCTAGAGCAAAAGCTAGAGAACTAGCAGAAGAAAATGAAGATTATAGAATTAGAGTCGCAAATGCTTCAGATGCTTTGAAAAATCTGAGAGATGATGCAGTTTTATTATCAGAAGCTCAAAACAGATTGGCCGAAGCAGAACAACAAAGAGAAGCAAAATTAAATGCTGCTAGAACATTGCTGACGGCAGATAGAAGACAAATAAGGGAAATAGAAAAAGGTCGTGGCATAGCCGAACAAGTAAATGCTGGCGCAGATATTATGGGCTTTAGTTTAAAAGCTAGAAAACAATTCGCTACTTTTATAGATACATTTAAAAATGTCAGGTTGCCAGAATTTGGAGGGATAACTGGAGAAGAAATACAAAATAGAGCATTAACTAGGGCTTTCCCAGACTTAAATATTAAACAGGAAGATGACAAGGCAAAACAAGCTAGAGCAGATATATTAGAGGCAGCTAAAAAACAAGAAGAAGCTGCTAAATTATATGCACAAGCTATAAAAGATGGTCAAAATACTCCAGTAGAATTAAAAAAAATAGCCGATGCTTTTATAAAAGATTTGCGAAACACATTTTCAATTGAATCTAGAAAACCATTAGAAGCACAAAAAGCTGCAATGTCAGCAGAAATGACAAAACTTGCTGGAGAAGATTGGAAAGGCAAAGGACTGAATGTTAAAAATGTACAAATTGCAGAAGAATTATCTAATGTTTATGATAAATTTGATGTATTTAAAAATAAATCTGGACAAATGACATTCGGTGATCAAAAAGATTTTGAGTCACTTTTTAAAAGAGGAGATGGAGGAAATTTACGAACAGCTGTAAATGCACAAATAGCATCTGAAAATATATTGAAAAAGCCATTAACTGGAGCAGCATGGGAGATATCAAACGCTGGTTTTGATACAAATGTTGTTAGCGCTTTAAATAAAGTAGTAGAAACTTTTTCAACAACAGTTCAAACTGATGTTGGAGAAATTAAACAGGTAGACACTACAAAATATAAAGAAGTTTTTACAAAAGTGTTTGAAGATATTAAAACTTATGGAAATGTACAACCAAGAACATACGAAGGACAAAGTGCAGAAACAAAAACCGCATTAGATAATTTGAAATCCTCAATTGGATTACAAAACTTTAACTTCAGAGATCGACAAGACATTTTAAAAGATGCGAGACGAAATAATATAATAGATAAATTTGATGATATAGCTAATTCTTTTGACAAAGTAAAAGATTTAGGAGTTCCATTTGGAATTTTAAAGAATAAGTTAACTGAGTTAAGTGATAGTATTGAAAAATTAGATGGAAAACTTTCAAATTTCAAAATTTTAGAAAAATCAAAAGGTGGATTAGTAAGTTATTTTTCAGAAGGAGGACTAGCAAAAGGTAAAGATAACATAGCAATGATTGCTAATGATGAATTTGTTGTTAATGCAAATGCAACTCGTAAAAATCTTCCTTTGCTTAATGCAATTAATAGCGGTGTTAGCTATAAAGCTGAAGGCGGAATGCCATATGGTCTTAAAAGAATAGATCCAAATTTATATAAAGATTTTGAATTTAAAGCTTATTTAAATCGTATAACAAGTAAAGATGTTGAATTAAAAAATTCTGCTAGATATGGATTAATAGATTTTAGAGATGAATTTGAGAAATCCATTTCTGATTATTTAAGTGTTAATGAAGTTTTTAATAATAAAGATTTATTAAACGAATATATGATGGAATTGTATGTTCGTGCTTCTGAAAAATTTGGTAATTTACCATCAGCTGAAAATATTAATGACATATTTAAAAATCTTAGTGATTCAGAAAAAAACAATATTTTAAAAATAGATTCTTATGCACCAAAATATCCATTCTCATCTATAAAAGTTAATCCTAATGATTTAAATAAAGAAGCTGCCGATCTTTGGTTGATGAATTCTAGAAGATTTGATCGGTGGCGA